TAGGGATTATCGGACGCAAAAGATGCTCGCAGACAGTCAAACTGGTGAGACAATGGAGTGGAAAAGTGACGATAAGGAGACATTAAAAGAATATCTTCGTATGTATCCACAAGTAACTGTTATAGATCAAGAAGTTCCTACCGTTCGTGTCGCGATCGTGGTACAAGGTAAAGTAATTTACGACGGTCCGAATCCCCTAGGAATCGATAATTACCCTTTCATTCCGGTGTTTGCGTACTATACACCTCAACTACCTTATTTCCCTTGGAGGGTGCAAGGTATAGTCAGGGGCCTAAGAGATGCCCAATATCTATACAACAGAAGAAAAGTTATTGAACTCGATATACTCGAGAGTCAAATCAATTCAGGTTGGAAGTATAAAGAAAATGCTTTAGTGAATCCTCTCGATGTGCACGGATTAAGCGGTCAGGGTAAAGGGTTAGCTCTTAAAGAAGAAGCGCTCATGACAGATGTTGAGAAGATACCACCCGCAGGTCTTGACCCTTCTATGATCCAGCTTTCAGAGATATTAGCTAGAGAAGTTCAAGAGATATCGGGTGTTAATGAAGAATTACTTGGTAGTGCAGTCGATGAAAAAGCTGGTATATTGGCTATGCTCAGGCAAGGTGCAGGTCTAACTACCTTGCAGATATTATTTGATCAGCTTGATAGGTCTCAAAAATTACTTGGTAAAGTTATATTGGAGGTGGTTCAGGCTAACTTCACGCCTGGTAAAGTACAGAGAGTCATAGAGGAAGAGCCTTCTCCGCAGTTTTACAACAAAGCATTTGGTACTTATGATGCGGCTATAGAAGATGGGCTTAATACAACAACTCAGCGACAAATGCAGTTTGCTCAGTTAATGCAAATGAGAGAGATTGGTGTTGAGATACCAGATACAGTATTACTTGATGCTTCTACATTACAAAATAAAAAAGATCTTATGGAAGCGGTTGATCAAGCAGCTAAACAAAAAGCTGAGATGGAGAAAATGCAACTCGAAATGCAAATGCGTGAAATCGAAGCTAATATTAAGTTGGCTGAGGCAAGGGCTATTGCAGATAAGGGGCTCGGTCTTGAAAGAGCAAGTCGTGTTGAAGAGAACGAGGCATTTGCTACAGAGCGTTACGCTGAGGCTCAGAAAGATAGGGCGATTGCTGATCTCAATGTTGTGAAAGCTATGAAAGAGATTGAAGAGGTAGACATTACACAATTAGAGAAGTTAATCACGTTATCACAAATGGTTTCTGCTGATAATATAATGGACGAAAAGCGCCAGAAAGCTGCTAAGGACAATACTATTCAGGGTATTGCAAGAGTTGCTAAAGGAACGGTTGGAGATACTGAAATTTAATGTTAATATAACCAAGAGAACAATGGGTATAACAAAAGAGAAAGGTTTTTATGAAGAATTTAAAGTTGTATGTGTTAGCGATATCTTTGGCTAGTGCCAGTATGTTTGCATTGGATACTCTTTCAATGGGTAAAGTCGATGTGCGTGGGCATTTAAGTAGCTGTTATCATGATACATGTAAAAAACTTAGCAATAATAAAGGGAAAGTTGGTGTTGTTGTGGGAGCAGTCGGCGCAACGATTATTAATAAAGTCTTTTCGCATGAAATAGATAACTTTGTTAAGCCATTTATTAAAGGTGTATGGAAAAAGACCTGTAACCTTTTCAGGCGTATATTTAGAAAAGAAGAAAAGATTTAAACCTCTGTGGTTAGCGGTTTATTAACCTTGTCGCACAGCTGTGCGATAGTTTCCTAGGAGAAACACATGCCAAAATATTACGATAGCGCAATGTACGGTAGTTCAGATGCTAGAAGAGAGCAAGAAAACAAGGACGCTGGAATGATACCTAGCTCAAGAGGTATCGCAAATATGCCTCAACAAGTGGTATATAAAGCGTGGCCTTCAGCACCTTACGGCGCACCAGAAGGATTAAACGATCAAATATCTGGAATTGATAGACAAATGAAAGATGACAATAAACGTAAGAAGCCTATCAATTCTGAAAAGTTTTAGGAAAAATTATGCCTATCATGCCGCGAGTCAAAGGTAAAGCCGAACGAATAGCATACAAGATACTTGGTATCCCTGCTAATATACGGTCTAAAACAAAAACAGTTAAAAATCGTAAAATAAAAAAACGGTTGAACTTTGAGGAAACGCGGCTTGTCAGGTAGAAGTTGCTTCATTACTGGGGGTCTTCGGACCCCTTTTTTTGTGAAAGTGTGCTGAAGTAGCTTAATTGGTAGAGCATCCGATTTTGATTCGGAAGGTTCCAGGTTCAAGTCCTGGCTCTGGATCCAAATAACCCGCACAACGCAATTCCTATTGCGTCCGTAGTGTCGTCTCTTTTAGGTTTATCTATCTTAAATAACTTTAGTACGACGTTGGCAACCTGTTCTTTGCTAGCCTTACCGTATCCAGTGATATTTTGTTTAACTTCTGATGGTGAAAACTCAGATAATTTGAGTTCATGTTGATCAGCTATTAGATATAAAATACCTCTAACATAGCCTAGTTTAAGAAATGTAGATGCGTTCTTATATAAGAATGGTGTCTCTATTGCAATGTGAGTAACATTATGTTCTTTTACCTTATTTGTAATAGCTTCATAAATAGCGCCGATCTTTTGCACAAGCGTCGCTTTTTTATGGACATCGACGCATCCAGCTTCAATAAGAAATGTTTTTTGTTTTTCTTTTTTAATTACTGCATATCCAGCGTATCTAGTTCCTGGATCTACTCCCATTACGATCAAAGTGTTCCTTTAATGAAAAGGGGGATTTCTCCCCCCGACTTATCTTGCAATTGATAAAATTAGTTTAACCACTGTCATAACAGCAGTCACTATTGTTTTACTAAAATCTATGCATTTACTAGCAGTTTTAGCCCTTTCTCTGTCACGCTCCATACTAAGCTCTCTTTCTCTGCTTATGCTGCGATATCGGCTTTTGCTCCGTTCGACTTGTAGAAAACTATTAGATTCAACTTTATCGTTAGATAGTTTTCTACCACGCATTCCATAAAGAGAAAGTGGCATAGAAAAAAGTAGTGCTAGTGCAATTGATTTGTAGTTCATAATAAACCCCTCACATTAAAATATTGATAAACCGCTTAAGTGTTTACTCCGCTGGTTATCAATTATATCATAGCATCAAAGAATATAGATTCAAACATAGGAGCACGATGGAAGAAAGTAAGAGAGAAAACGCTGGCAAGGTGATTCGCGATCATCTGGTCAAAAATTGGGACCAAACAGATGGTTCTACTCCAAATGAACAAGCTGAAGAACGCATGAAGAATTATAGAAAAGAGCTTATCAAATGCGTTGAAGATAATAAAAAGATATTTACTGGTGATGTTTGGGTCGATGTACAGAAGAAAACAGAAAAGATTGGCATGGGTAAGGCACATAGGAACTACTTTTTTGCGAAGCAAGCATGTCCATCTCCAACAAACGATCAAGATGTCTTTAGGTACAACAGAAAAGAAGATCGGATCGAATATATATGGTCTGTACCAGACGAAGCAAGTTGCCGAGATATGATAAACAACGCACTTTTAGTACCACCTGAAAAGAAAGAACTACTTGGTTATGTGATTGATTTCAGGGAGGGAAGATTATTACAGCGGGCAAAAGAGTTAAACGGAGAAGTTAAAGAATCTCCAGTAATATTGAAAGGTTAGAATGGAAACAGATGTTAAAGAAGTTATAGAAGAATCAGCCGTACAAGAAATAGTTACCGAAGAAACACCTCAACAAGAGGTAGAAGCACCAAAAGAAGATTTACAGGCGGAAAATATTCGCAAAATGAGACTTATAAAAGAAAAAGCTGAAAAAGAAAGAGATGAAGCGTATCAAATGATGCAGCGAATGAAGAATGAGCAAGAAGCGACTAAAAAACCCACACCAGAACCAGAAGAAGAATTTGATCTTGGCATAGGTGAAGATGATCTCGTTGAAGGTAAGCACTTGGGTGTTGTAGCTAAGGAAATACGCGATCTAAAGAAGCAATTGAAAAATTATCAACAAGCTTCGACTTCTGCTACTACAGAAGCTAAATTAAAGAGTAAATATAACGATTTTGATAAAGTAGTGAGTAAAGAGAATGTTGAAGCTTTGGTTAGAGATTATCCTGAATTGGGAGATACACTTAGAGCTAATAATGATTTATATAGTCAAGCTGTTACGGCTTATACGATGATAAAGCAGATGGGTGTGTATAAAGAAGATAATTACACTAATGATAAAGCCAAAGCAGAAGCTAATGCAGGTAAGCCAAGACCACTTGCAGCAGTTTCACCTCAACAGGGTGAGGGTCCATTAACAAGAGCTAATGCGTTTGCTAATGGATTAACAGACGAGTTGAAGTCTCAACTACTTAAAGAAATGAGAGAAGCTAGATCTCGAATATAATTTATTGTTTCTT